TCAGTTGGTAGAGCAACGGACTGAAAATCCGTGTGTCGGCGGTTCGATTCCGTCCCGAGCCACCATTTGCCGGTCTAGCTCAATTGGTAGAGCAACTGACTTGTAATCAGTAGGTTGGGGGTTCAAGTCCTCTGGCCGGCACTGTTTTGGAGGGGTAGCGAAGTGGCTAAACGCGGCGGACTGTAAATCCGCTCCCTCAGGGTTCGGCGGTTCGAATCCGTCCCCCTCCACCATGTTTTTAGGGGCATAGTTTAACGGTAGAACAGAGGTCTCCAAAACCTCCGGTGTGGGTTCGATTCCTACTGCCCCTGCCAATTTTAATTCACAATTTATGGCGGTTGTGGCGAAGTGGTTAACGCACCAGATTGTGGCTCTGGCACTCGTGGGTTCGATTCCCATCAATCGCCCTTCATATTGGGCTATAGCCAAGCGGTAAGGCAACGGACTTTGACTCCGTCATGCGCTGGTTCGAATCCAGCTAGCCCAGTTTTCATCTTTCTTTATCATCCTGCATATGATAAGATGAATATTAGTTAAAATGCGGAAGTAGTTCAGTGGTAGAACACCACCTTGCCAAGGTGGGGGTCGCGGGTTCGAATCCCGTCTTCCGCTCCAATTCTTAAAATGATGGCGGCATAGCCAAGTGGTAAGGCAGAGGTCTGCAAAACCTTTATCCCCGGTTCGAATCCGGGTGTCGCCTTATTTGCCTCGTGCCGGGGTGGTGGAATTGGCAGACACACAGGACTTAAAATCCTGCGGTAGGTGACTACCGTGCCGGTTCAAGTCCGGCCCTCGGCACCATTGATCACACACATGCCGGTGTGGCGGAATTGGCAGACGCGCACGACTCAAAATCGTGTTCCTTCGGGAGTGTCGGTTCGACCCCGACCACCGGTATCCTAAGCTCTTTTTGAGAGCCGATGAGTTTATTCGAAACGCTCATAAATGTTGATATATCAACGTTTATGGGCGTTTTGTGTTTTATAAGAACTGGATAGAAACCGGTATGTTTTTAAATTTTTTTGCACAAATTTTGCACAAGCACTTATTCGATTTCCTATGCAATTTCGGCCTCCTCGACGGCCATTTCTTCAAAGATGTTTACAGTTTCATTTTCATCTCTTTCTCGTAGCTCTTTAATTAAGTGAGCATATGTGCTTGAAGTGGTTTCTATATCGGCGTGTCCTAGCCTTGCACTTACATAATAAATTGACACCTTTCTATAAAGCAGCACGCTTGCATGAGTGTGCCTTAATCCATGAACTGTAATCGGTTCAATATTCAATTCAGTCAAAACTTTTTTGAGTAGTTTATTTACATTCGTATTGCTGATGACTTTATATTTTGATGAGGGACTGTAAAAAACAAGACCATGGATATTGTCTGGCGTTTTTTCGAATAAATGCCGAAATGCCATCATTGTGCGTTTATTCATTTTTATTACTCGGTTAGATTGTTCGTTCTTAGTTGGTCCGAATCCTGATTGATGCCTTTTCGCATAGCCCCAAGTCTTATTGACAGTAATTGTGTTATTAAAAAAATTAAAATCTTTTCTTGTGAGGCCGAGCAACTCCCCGAAGCGCAGGCCTGAGGTTAATCCTAATAATAAAAGGTAATAGCCCAAGCCAGTATCTAATCTTTTATATAATTCCCTGGTTAATCTTTTTGAATCTGAATAATTCAAATATTTTTCTTCATCTTTCTTGGCTGGTACAGTCCATGTCTTTACAGCTTTTCGTGTAAAGTTTATTTTTATAATGCCTTCTTCAATGGCATCCTCAACACAGGCTTTAATGTGTGAATGTAATTTTTCAACGCTTTCTTGTCCTTTTGTCGATCCATAATTATTTAAAAAATCCTGATAGTCATGCCGCTTTATTTCCTGTATTGGTTTACTGCCGAAATATTCTCTAATTTCCTGTAGAGTATAGCCGTAATGTGATAGCGTCGGACCTTTCAAGTGTGATCTGTAGAGATTTACCCATGTTTCAAAGTATTCATCAAATGGAGTAGCTTTTTTAACAATAGGATTGTCGCCTTTGCTTAATTTAGCCTCAACCTCAGCAGCAGCTATCATAGCTTCTTTTTTTGTTTTAAATCCGCCTTTACGGATTGGCTTCGGTTTTGCGCTCACGCAATATTGCCATGTCTTTCCTCTCTTTTTGAAGCTTGCCATAAAATTTTCTCTCCTTATCCAACACGAAGGGGGTCAAAAAATAAGCGGTATCCATTAACGAAAGTGTAAATTCCATACTTCTCTTTATAACGATCAAGAGCATTTTGAAGAAAATCCTCTGTAACCCCAAGATATTCAGCAAGTTCAAACCGGTTTGTTATTCCTTCTCTTTGTGCTTGTACTATTTTATTTAAGGGAACAAGCCGTTCATAAGCCCACCAGCGTGCTCTTAATTCTTGTTTTTTCTTGGGAAGATCAGATTGATCTAATATGTCTCCGAAGGTAGTATGGTGGTGTCCTAGTTCTTCAGCTAAAATACAGCTTTTTTCAGCCTGATTTCTTAGCCTTTTGTTAATCCATATCACATTATTTGAATAGAGGCCCTTTATTGACCCTTTTATAAATCTTTCTTCTACAATGATTCTCTCTCTGTTGCATTCATTAAGAAGAGCCTCGTACATTATCACAACCCCTTATTTCTTTTTGATCTTACATAGGCTTTAAATTTCTCTATTTCTTCAAGTTCTTCCTGTGTCCAGTCTTCATTATCATGGTGAGCTGCAATTGTCTTAGAGCCTTCCCTATCTTCAAGGCCAATTAAATAATCAAGGGAAACATTAAAATAATCCGCTATAATTCGTACAATCTCCATGCTTGGATCTGCTTTTCCGTTCTCATATCTTGAAATCATGCTTTTACTGATAGTCGTATCATATTTTTGATTTAGGTCTATGACAAAATCATTTATGCTTTTCTTCCCTCTTAATTCTTTCAACCTTATCCCGAATTTGTTCATTCTCACACCTTCTCCTATTCGATATTCCTCGTATGGGAATATTTTATATTATATGTTCCTTAAATGCAACATAACGCATAAAAAATGTTCCTGTTACGGAACATTTTTTTGTTGACACAGGAATAAATGTGATTTATATTTAAGTTGTTCCTATAACGGAACGAATTGGGGGTGACTAAATGGAAACCAGAAACAGACATCCATACAACAAAATCAAAGCCTTCTTTGTCGAAAACAAAATCAGACATAAGGATGTGGCAAAAATACTGGCAGTAAAGCCAAATACCATTAGCAAAAAGTTAAATGGTTATGGCGCTGATTTTTCATTAGAAGATGCAAACAAAATGCACTTTCATTTCGGCGTTCCTATAACTTATTTTTTTGAACCGGGTGTTCCTAAAAAGGAACGAAAAATTTTTCATAAGGAGTGATCAATTTGCAACAGCTTCAAGTTTCATTAAGTATTCCTGTTCCGGAAAACATGGTTCTTATTCAAAAAATAGAGCTGGAAGAATTAAAAGCAAATGAACTAAAAGGCGTTTACTGGAGCATGAAAGATTTGGAGCAAAAAACCGCGAAAAAAAGTGAGTGGATTAAAGAAAACATATTGTATCCAAGCCGTTTCCGTAGGCTGCTTGATACTGAAAATGGTGGGTTTGTTTATTATCCAAAATGCAAAGGGCAAACATGGAGTTTTCAAGCCACTAAGATGGCTGACTTCTTAGAAAAGCACTTTGCTGATATTTTTAATAAATAAAAAAGCTGAGATCAATTAAACTCAACGAAAAATTACGTTCAGCTAATTTTGGGGAGGAAGGTTGAATGGCACAAGAATTAGTTTTCATCAAAGAAAATAGTGTTGTCACGGACAGCCTGACCATCGCGGAAATGTTTGGGAAAGAGCATAAAAATGTAACAGCGGATATTGAAAAACAAATGGACTATGCAGGGGAAGAATTCAGTACGCTGAATTTTCAGCGTACCTCATACAAAGATAAATTCAATCGCACACAGAAAAAATACGACCTAACCGAAGAGGCATTCACATTGGTTGTGTTCGGTTACAACTCGAAAGAAGCTGTTCAAACCAAAATTAAATTCATTCAAGAATTTAAACGGATGAAAGAATACATCCAGAACCAGCAACAACCAAAAGCGATGAACGCAAAGGAAAGCATACTTGCCAACATGAAATTAACGATTCAATTAAACGAAGAAGTTGACGGAATGAAAGAAGACATAAAGCAACTTCGGCATGATATGGATAAAAAATTAACGCTTGATTATTCACAGCAGCAAGCCATGAGAAACGCAGTCAACAAACGTGTGCATAAGCTCTGGAACGAGGATATGGTAGACAAAAAAACCTATGAAACGACGAGAAGAGTTTATGCAGCATTATGGAAGAATCTAAAAGATGCGTACAGAGTAAACGCCTATCCGAACATCCTGCAAAAAGACTTTGAAGAAGCGATGAGCTTCATTGAAGGATGGAGACCGATTTTTAACGGAAGTCAATCGGCATAAGTGCCGGGGGTTTCCCAGGTAGGGGAAAATTTCAGTCCGCAAACTTGCGGACTCACATAAAGGGAGTCGGTAAAACTGGACGCCCTTACAAAAAAGGAGGATTGATGATGTTTTTTGTCAGCTATGTATGGCTAAACAATCAAATTCATGCCGTAATCAGTGAATCCATCCAAACACACAATCAGGCTTTGGACAAGCTAAGACAGCAAGGCGGTACCATCATCCAAAATGAACGCAAAGACAATGCTCTCGGCTCTGTAATTGTCAACGGGAAAAAATCAGTTTGGCCTTTAACCAAGTCGGAAGGGCTGAAAGCAAATGGCTGAGGTCAAGTGGATTAAGCTAAGTACGCAAATGTTTGAAGACGAAAAAATCAAGCTAATCGAACAGATGCCGGAGGCTGACACCATTTTAATCATATGGGTCAAGCTGCTGGCCCAGGCTGGGAAAACCAATGCGTCAGGATACATCTACCTAAGCAAAAATATCCCGTATACGGACGAAATGCTGGCGACTATTTTCAATCGTCCGTTACCGATCGTAAGAATGGCATTACAGACATTTCAGCAGTTCGGCATGATTGAGATAGATGAGCATAATTTCATTAATATTTCAAATTGGGAAAAGCATCAAAATGTCGAAGGTATGGATAGGGTGAGACAGCTCAACGCTGAACGAAACAAAAGATACAGGGAAAGAAAAAAACAATTACAGCTTTCTTCACCACAAAATGCAGGTGACGTTAGCGTGACGTCACGTGACGGTACAGATATAGATAAAGAATTAGAAAAAGATATAGAAAAAGAAAATAATATATTGTCGGGTAAACCCGACAGCGCATCTTCCAAAAAAGAAAAAGAGGAGATCCCATACAAACTCATCATTGACCTTTTAAACAAGGTTGCTGGAACAAAGTACCGTCATACTACATCAAAAACTAGGGCCTTTATAAAGTCACGATGGAACGAAGGTAATAGGTTTGACGATTTTAAACACGTCATTTTAGTTAAATGCGAAGAATGGCGCGGCACTGATATGGACAAGTATTTGAGGCCTCAAACACTGTTCGGCACTAATTTTGAAAATTACCTTAATCAAAAACCAAAAGGGGGAAAACGTAGTGATCCAGCAACAGACGACCAATACGCGGGCCTCTTTTAAAACGATTAGCCCTAATTTTAAGAGCCTGGCTCATTTAATTCCCGAGAAGATCGGCACGCGCATATGCCCTAATTGCGGGACCGAAGTTCCTGTTTACCGCAAGGGGGAAAAAGAAATCAGCCATTGTTTGACCTGTGATAACAAAGGGCTGGAAAAAGAAATGAATGAGTTCAAACGGCAATCCGAGGCAGAAGCTTTCTTCTGGAACAACAGCCTTATACCGCCGGACACAAGAGATAAAACATTCGAAAATTACCCTTTGAAAACTGCCACGGAATCACAAAATGATGCTTTTTCAAAAATCAAATGGTACGCGGAGAATTTTGGACAATGGGAGGGCTTTGATTCTCTCATGCTACAGGGGTCTTACGGAGTCGGCAAAAGCCATTTAGCCCACAGCGCTGCCATGCATATAAAATCTCTCGGTAAAAAGGTGGCATTCATCAATACGAAAATGCTGCTGCGCCGGATAAGAAACGCTTACGGCGAACGGTCAAAAGAAACAGAGGAAGGCATTTTGCAAAACATTGAAAAATCGGATTTTCTCGTCATTGATGATTTGGGCGCGGAGTATGTCAAAAAGGACAAAGGCGGTGAGGAATCCTGGGGTGCTGATCTGATGCTGTCCATTGTGGAATCACGGGAACACGCGCCGACGATCATCACAACCAACTACAACAGCCAGGATTTAAAAAATAAGTATGGGCAGCACGGCGGGCGAATTGTTTCACGCTCTTTAACCGGCGCCAAAGTCATTAAAATTCAAGGACCAGATAATCGTTTGGAGGTGGCGACAAGTGGATGGTAAGGAATTAAAACCGATCATGCCTGGGGTGTGGGGGCATCTTGAAACCAACAAAACACCAGAGGAACTCAAACAAGGATTGAAGGAGCTTGAAACAAAGCTCGAAAATCTACTGGCCTATTGGTCAAATGTACGGAGGGATAAAGCATGAAACACGGAAAGCGGCCAACACGCGCGCAAAAGAAAATCATCAAAAAGAACGGTTTAAACCCTGAGAACTGGCTTATATCAAAGAATCTACAGCATGAAAAAAGATTAGTAGTTGTTCACCGTCATACCGGGACCGTGCGGGAGTGTTGGGCGTGAAAATGGCTGTCCGCACTGATCGTTTAGAAATTGCCCTGGATAACTTGAATTATGAATGGTCATATGTCCAGCTTTGTAAATTGATAGATTACTGGTATGACGGCAAATCGTTATATGACGCTGCCGATCTTCTGAGAAGAAAACCGGACGAGCTTTTGATTCTGATTGTGGACCTTGCAAAAAGAAGGATTCTGCCTCACAGGCCTTACGGTATAGCCGCGAATCCGAGAATATGGATCGGTCCCCAAAGGATGGTTACTAAAAAGAACGGAGTAAGACAGCTATTCTGTGAAAGCCCTGTTTATATCCCGTTCCTTGAAAATAATTTTATTTGGTATGAGAAGGAGCTTTATAGGTTTAGAGATTTGTGGAATCGGGGGCAGTCCATTATCAAAATAGCAAAATCCTTCAAAAGAGAAATAGAAGAATTATTATTTCTCGTCATTGATCAGGGAAACAAGGGAATGATTCAGCCGCGAAATGGGGGGCTTTTAGGTGAGGAAGCATCTGAACAAGAAAAAAGGCGGTTCAAGATTATCGTTTGAAAAAGCATCCTTGCAGCAGCTTTTAGTGATTATCAGGTTTGAACATTGTCCAAAGCGTTACAAAAATGCCGCTTTGAAAAATCTTTTAAAGAGGTGAAATCTTTATGACAGAACAAGAGCGAATGGAAAAAATCGAATGGATCAATTTGATTGAAAGATACGGGAAGGAGTCGCTTAAAAGCAAAAGTGATGAAGAAATTGAAAAGCTTTATAACCTGGCCATGCTCAGGCAGACGGATGAAATCTTTGCATAAAAAAACCAGAGCTATTAAAAGCCCCGGAAATAAAAACTCGACATTTTTATTTTAACACGGGGGTGCGGCTGGTGAACAGTCCTAAAGAAATCAAAGACAAACAAGATTTATTAAGCAAAATTCAAGACGGGAAGGTCACTGTCATTGTTTTAGATGGCCTAAATGGAAAGGCTTATGAAGCACAGGCCCCGGAACACGGCAGAACGATCATCGAAACATTTAAAGGTGAATTTTCACGGATTAATCTTGAATCATCACACAAATTCAATTAATTTGCAGGGGCTTTCCCCTGCGGGGGAGGAACGGAATGTTTAAAGCAAAGTCAATAACCTTTAATTCTGAAACTTATATGCTTGGTCAAAAATATAAGCCGCCAGGCTTCACAAGGATGGCGACTGTCACAAATATTGTAGATAATCGGAATACTTTTTCACATAACGAGGGCGGTTTTGAGGTCCGCTTTGATTCAGGGGATTTCTTACGGATTTATTCAAACGATGTTGTCATCCATTGGGAACAGACGGGGGGTGAGAAGGGATGACACTTTTGCAGTCTTCATTACTTCATACAATCAAGGCACAGCGAAATAGCATGATGACCATTGATGAGCTGGCCGAGAAGTACGAACTTCACCCGGATTACGTGAAATCGATCATTGAGCGCACTGAAGGGCTGGCGATTAAGGGCAACGTTGCTTATGTACAGAAACAATCTTTTCTGCTGCCTGCACTTGGGGTTGCCAGCCTGTTCGTGGCAATCGTGATCCTTCCGCAGATGATAGGGGGATGACCGGTGAAGCAGCTTAGTTTATTTAGAGAAATCATAGTTGATAATTTCGCGGGAGGCGGCGGTGCCAGTACCGGAATTGAACTGGCTACTGGGCTATCCGTGGATATTGCGATTAACCATGATCCGGCGGCCATTGCCATGCATCAGGTAAATCACCCGGATACTGAACATTATTGTGAGTCTGTTTGGGAAGTTGACCCAAGGGAAGTAGCCAAAGGTCGGCCGATTGGTTTAGCCTGGTTCTCCCCGGACTGCAAGCATTTTTCAAAGGCCAAGGGCGGCAAACCCGTCGAGAAGAGCATACGGGGGCTTGCATGGGTAGCGGTCAGGTGGGCAGCCACGGTAAGCCCGCGGGTAATCATTCTTGAAAACGTCGAAGAGTTTCAGACGTGGGGGCCTCTTACTAAGGACGGGAGACCGGACCCAGACAAAAAGGGATATACGTTCCGGTCTTTTGTCAGGGCGTTAAACAAACACGGATACAAAGTGGAATGGAGAGAATTGAAGGCGTGTGATTACGGCGCCCCGACAATACGAAAAAGGCTGTTCTTAATCGCGCGGCGGGATGGCCGGCCGATCATATGGCCTGAGCCGACACACGGCGATCCAAAAAGCACAGCGGTGAAATCCGGAAAACTCAGGCCTTGGCGGACTGCCTCCGAGATTATGGACTGGTCACTCGAAACGCCATCCATATTTGATAGAAAAAAGCCATTATCAGAAAATACGTTGAGGCGAATCGCCCGCGGTATTCAGCGATTTGTCATAGAAAGCAAAAAGCCTTTCGTGGTGGGAGATCGCGGTAATTCACTTATTCAAATGGGTTACGGCGATCCTGAAGGCCGGCGGGTGCTGGATTTAAAAAAGCCTCTTGGAACTATCACGGCGGGCGGAAATAAATTCGCCATTGCTACAAGCCACCTGATTAAACTTCGCGGCACTTGCAAAGACGGTCAGCCTGTTACAAATCCTATGCCAACGATTACGGCGGGCGGGCTACATGTAGGTGAAGTTAGGGCCTTCCTAACAAAATATTACGGATCGGATATCGGGCAATCTTTGGATAATCCCCTTCATACAGTCACAACGAAGGATCGTTTTGGATTAGTCACAATAAAAGGTGAAAACTATCAAATCGCAGACATAGGCATGCGAATGCTTCAGCCTCATGAATTGTTTGCGGCCCAAGGATTCCCGAGTGATTACGTGATTGATAGAGACATAAACGGGGTGAAGTATTCAAAAGCGAAACAGGTCGAGCGGTGCGGGAATGCTGTTCCTCCGCCGTTTGCAGAGCATCTTGTCAGAGCGAATCTCCCTGAACTATGTGTAAATGATGATATGACCAAATTTACTAGATTGAAAGCTAATTAAAAAATTAGGAGGAAATAACAATGAATTTAAATCAAATGGTAAATGAAAGCTTGAAAAACATTGAGGAAGAGGGCTTTGTCCAAGCCACAGTCGAAAAGAAAATGAAGCAGACAATGGAGAGCATCATTGACGATATTTTTTCATCTTGGAGCAACTTTGGTAAAAATCTCAAAGAGCATATTCAGCAGGAACTAAAGGTTAATTTGGATGAGCTGAAACTTGAGGCATACAATCATATGATCCTGAATGTAGTCAAAGAAAAAATGGACGAGGCTATTCATGTGCAAGGGACTGAAAAAATTAAAAAGCAACTAGACTACCTGCTTTCAGATACCAAGACAGAATATAAACTGTCTGAAATTATCGAAAGAATGAAAGATAAAGCCATGGAGTGGGATTCAGATGAATACTATGACAGACAAATTTCATTACATGTTGAAAAAGCTTCAGTTTTGTCATTTGTTTACTTTGATAAAGAAGAATATAAAGAGAAATATGAATGTCAGTATAAACTTTCGATCGACAATGAGGGGCGACTTAATAGCTGTCGAATTGATGATAAGGAATTTGACAATAAAGTTATCATGGGCGGCTTGCACGGTGTAGACGAGCTTTTGTTCAAGATTTATACTACCGGCGCCAAAGTCCTTTTAGATGAAAATGATATTAGTGTCTACTATCCAAGTGAAGACGAGGATTATTGATCGATTTTTAGCTAAAGAGGAGGGCTGCTCCCCTCTTATCATTACACGGCCGGAGCCGGGAAGGAGAAGCGAAATGAGCGATCATATAGCAGATGTAATAGAATGCCCTCACTGCAAAGGGAAAGTATTAAACATTCACGATTATTTAGAGGTTGGCGATGAGGCCGGAGAGTTTGAAATGAAATGCGAAAGTTGCAAAAAGCCTTTTAAAGTTGATTTTTATAGTGTGTTTTATTTTGCAACCGAAAAAATATGATTGGTCGGCGCCAGGAAGGGAGAAACGCTATGAAACAGGATTACAAGGCTGTTTTGCAGCAAGCTATCGATATTTTCGATCGGAAATACGGGGCTAACGGCAGATTATACCTCATGTTCTGGCTGCAAGACAACTTGATGAAAACCGTCGGCGGACGGAAATAAAGAAAGGGGAATAAACCATGAAATACTTTGAAATCCAAGAACCATATTACGCGTTGATTGCGGTAGAGGACGATAAGAAAGTGGCTGAGGTGTATGTCAAAACGGCTGCCGATGATGACGGAACATTGAAAGAAAGCATAAAAGAGGTTAGTCGAGAATATGCGCTTGGATGTGTCGTAGAGTCTGTTTCAAAGACTGATCCTGAAATGAGTGTTTCAGAGTTTGTAAATGACTTTGATAAAAGGAAAAATGGTTGGCTAATACTTGATGGGAGTCTGGCATGATCATAGCAGTCGCGAAGAAAAATAACTGAATATGTCCTAGATGGAATACCTGCGGACACTGAACTTACAGCTTTTACGCTGTTTGTTTGGTGTCCGTTTTTTATTTGTACCGGCTGCGGTCTAGCGAAAGGAGCAATAGACATGAAACCTACCAAAAGAAAACGCCCTGAAAAAGTGCAGGAACGCTCTGAGCGCTTTTGGAGAGAGATTATGGGGCAAAACAAGCAGATTCTTAAACGAGGCAAAGGCGGCGCTTATAAGCGCAAATAAAAGGAGGAATTAATCAATGTTATTTCAATTACCCGAAATCGATAGAGAAGCAACCAAAAAGAAGGTTGAAGCCATATTGGATAATTACAGGGTGGTTCTCCTGCAAGTGCCAGATGATCTGCTGCCGAAGATAACAGCGGGTTTTAACATCGTTCCACCGTCAAATACCAACGCGTTTCATTCATCTACCGAGGATACGGCCATCAAAAGAATTGAAATGGAACAGGAACGACATGCCTTTCTTTTAAAAATTCAAAAGGCTGTGAATCGATTGCCGGCCAATGAACGACAGATCATCATCATGAGGTATATGTCACAAGATCACCGTTTTGATTATGAGGTTTACAACGAAATCGGGTTAAGCCCGCGCACTTACTTTCGGATAAAATCGCGCGCTTTTTACAATCTGGCTTTTGCATTGAAAGAAGAAGTGTATGTGAAGGGAAGTGCTTCTTAATGAATTTTGTGCAGCCTATCCGGGATATGGACCAGATTTATTATATAAAGAAATTCCTGAGAGAACGGAGTGAAAGAAACTATCTGCTTTTCGTCACCGGCATAAACTCAGGCTTGCGTATATCCGATTTACTTCGTTTAAGAGTCCGCGACGCCAAACGAATGTACATCGATTTACGCGAGAAGAAAACCGGCAAGCAGAAACGGATCAAAATAAATAAGGCCCTAAAAAAGGCCCTGGCCGACTATATTAAAGATAGAGATGACCAGGAATTTTTATTTAAGAGCCGCGAAGGACTAAATAAACCGATAAGCAGAAGCACGGCATACAACATATTGAAAGAGGCGGCGGAATACGTCGGGCTTGATGGCATCGGCACCCACACCATGAGGAAAACGTTCGGTTATTGGCACTATAAAAAATTCAAAGATGTGGCCCTGCTGCAAGAGATATTCAACCATTCCAGCCCGGACGTTACGCTTCGATATATAGGGATCACTCAAGACACAATGGACCAAACGATGGACTCATTCAGCTTATAAGCTCATCTGTCTTCAAAACGGATGAGTCTTTTTCTGCCTATTTTAACGAACTAACCATAACGAGAAAGTGTCCAACTCATTTTGACAAAATGGCTTAAAACTATGCAGGACAAAGGGTTCAGCGATTATGTGAATTGGACACAATATAAGATATGGCTAATTCGTGGATAATGTGGATAAATAAAAAACCTCTGGATGGTATAATGTAAAAAAACGAAGGAGCTGATTAAATATGTCTGACTTCATAGCAGAAAAACAAATGGATTCCATCAGAAAAATTCAGCTTTCAGACAGCCAGTACAAACTTTATTCCGGTTTAAAAAAAGAGTTAAGGCTTGCTGATCATCAAGTTATGCATATGACATGGGGCGAATTAAAAAAGAATTTTCAGAGGAGCAAAGATGAGGAATGAAATACGGTATTGAAATCATTGAAAATACAGAAGAAAGTCGAATGGAAGTTCAAAATCACAGTTATAGATGTTCCGATCATATGGTGTCAAAGGAAGAAGCAAAAGAATTATGTGATGCATTACTGAGCGGTAAAAAGGCTATTGCAATTTATGACGGTGAGCACACGAATGTTATTTTCATTGGAGAGGATTCGGAATAATAAAGCCGCCATGCGGCGTGTCCAGACTAACCAAAGGCATGACAGCAAAATGATTTTGGCACAATTATGGCACAACGTTGGCACTCTGTTTTGTTTTAGATCGTTTAATATGGTATTAGGTCAATATTGAAAAGCAACCTTAGTGAGAGGGCATACGAAACGAGGTGAGTTTTTTATGACTTATGGTGAAATATATGAGTTATTTATGTCTAAGCATCCTAATTTAAAGTCATTCTATGATGATTATAGACCTCATGGTCATATGAGTATAGACATTTGGTTTAAAGGAGGCATGGTATTAACCATTAAATATAATCAAGACAATGATGTTTTTGAATTGGTTAAAGACGCCGTACCGCTAGCTTGATGCAGCAAAGTTTATAAAGAATATATCCAAGCGCTTTCCCAAATGGGAGGGCGTCTTTTTATGTTCTCTGTAAACCGGGTCCAGTGAATCTCAGATTAGACGATTGGCGGCCAAAGAGGGCCTCTGAGTGTGGGCCCGGTTTAGAAAGAATATACCAGGCGCTTTCCCAAACGGGAGGGCGTTTTTTATTTGAGGGAGGGTCAAGCATGTTTGAATTGAATTTAGCGCATGCCAGTATCTTAGAGTTGTTGGAAAAGGCTGCTGAAAAGAATGAGCTTATTTTTGTAAGACAGGGACAAAGGAGGCTTGGTAAAACAACCGCGCTTTTAGAGTTTGCGAGAAAGAATAATTATCCTGTCCTGACAAAAAGAGAGGTAGCGAGATGTTATCAGCTGGAACATCCGGATCTTAATATTATTGGATATGTGGATGGATCAGAAGTCGATGGGCTTTATAATGTCGTTTTTGATGAAGGGGTGCCGAGGGATGCGGTTAAACGTCTCTATAAGCTTGGTATTTTACTAACTGGATTTGTTCATGTGGACGAAAAAGCAGCAGGATTTGATCCTACAGAAACAGCTCAAAAATCTATCGAGCTTTTTAATGAGAAGAATAAGGCGCCATTATTGCAGATTGAGCTTGAGGATATTGATTCGATCCCGCACGTTTTCTATAAAGGCGAAAGGATTACCGAGCGTATTGCGATAGATTTTGAGTGGCGCACAGGGGACGATAAGCAGCCCGGTTCCACTTATATTCGTATTAAGCACGGTAATGATATCGATGGAAGATTAGTAGTAGAAACAAAGGAGCTGGCGATTGGTGCTAGGGCGTATGAGTAGGGAACGAAAGCAGCGTTATAGATACTTACGAGAACAACGAAGAGAACGCGACTATGAGCTTGGCTTTATACAACTTGCTAACCGTCCGTTCTGTAAGCCTAGATTAATACGTCTGGGTCCAGCGCTAACCTTAACGCGATTCATGGCAGGTGCGAGGCGATGAATAAACCTTTAAAACCCTGCAATGAGCCAGGCTGCCCTACTCTCACCCGGGAAGGCTACTGCGAACAGCACAAGCGAACAAAGTCGGCCTATGATCAATACCGTGAGTCTGCTTCCCGCCGGGGATATGACAGCAAATGGCGGAAAGCAAGACAGGGGTACCTGTCGAAGCATCCTTTCTGTGTTTCCTGCATGAAGGAGGGCAGGCGGGTTCCCGCAACAGTCGTTGACCATATCGTTCCGCATAAAGGAGATAAAAAACTATTTTGGGACTCTTCCAACTGGCAGCCGCTGTGTGCGCCCTGCCACAGTAGGAAGACCGCGAAGGAGGATGGAGGCTTTGGCAACAGAACATCAAACCTGCGTATGTGATCACTGTGGAACTAAGTTCCATATCAAAGGATGTACGAAGGTTAGGAAGCATGACAACGGGGTGCGGCAGCATTACATCAAGTGCCCACGGTGTCAGACTGAATACACGTCCTACTATACAAACGAAACGATCAGGCGCATGCAACAGAAGGTAAAGAAGCTGACTGTACTACGTCTTAAAGCACAAGCTCAAAAGGGAATTGACGTATACAAACAAAAATACACGCAAGCTCGAAAAGAATTAGAGACTGCCATGCTGCAGCTGCGGGAGGAAATGGAGACCCCCCGCCCTTAAATCTCTGGAAAGGATTCGCCGGAGACCGCGCTCCCCTCCACATTTTGAAAAATTCCCTAAATGAAATTTCGGAAGGAGGTGAGGGAATGGCAAGACCAAGGCAACCGGTTGACTTATTGCTTGTGAAAGGTAAGAAAAACCTGACAAAACAGGAGATTGAAGAACGAAGAAAGCAGGAGATCAAGGCGCCAAGCGACAAAGTAAAGGCGCCTTCTTATTTACCGAAAGACTTAAAAAGGGAATTCAAAAAAATAGCGGACGAGCTGAAAAACATCGGAATTATGACGAATTTAGATGTGGATGCGCTCGCCCGTTTTTTATATTCACGGAAGCTATACCTTCAGGTGACGGACCAGCTGCTTGAGCAAGGGCCAATGAAAACAATAGTCGTCAAAGATAAGGACGCACAGGGAAATGTCGTGGGGGAAAAAGAAAAAACGGTAGTCAATGAAGCGTATTCGGACTTACTTATCAATCAAGATAAACTATTCAAACAATGCCGGCAGGCTTCCAGTGATTTGGGCTTAACCATTTCCTCGCGCTGCAAGCTCGTGATTCCTAAAAAGGATGACGACAAGCCGAAATCAAAAGAGGAAGAGCGGTTTGGGGGCCGGATGTAATGCAAGAGGTCACCGCTGAAATTCTGATTGAGCGTGTATGGGCCTATTGCGAGAAAATACTTTCCGGTGAGATAAAGGCTTGTCAAAAGCATAAATGGGCTGTGCAGCGATTTTTTAAAGATGTTGAGGCGTTAGCGGACCCGAATTGTCCCTTTTACTATGACGCTGAAGCAGTGCTAGATTTTTACGAATGGGCGCGGCAGTTCAGACATGTTGAGGGGATACTTGCGGGTGAGCCGATTGAGCTGACGGACTTTCAGCTTTTTATTGCGGCCAATGTATACGGCTTTTTTAAAAAGGAAAACGGTGCCCGCCGGTTCCGAAAAGTTTATATCCAGCTGGCTCGTAAGAATGCAAAATCGCAATTTCTCGCACTCATGGCTTCTTATGAAGTGTTCCCGACCACCGAAAAACACCGGGTGTTTATTGCGGGATGGTCCCGGGAGCAGTCAGACGAAGTTTACCAGGCGATTCTTGAACAGCTGCAGCATGCTCCGATCCTTGAAGGAAAATATACATCTGCAAACGGCCGGGTAAAAAAGTATAAAACGAACTCAATAATTCAGCCTCTTTCCCGGGAGGCGCGGAAGCTCGGTGACGGTAAAAACCCTAGTTTGGGCATAGTCGATAAATTATTTGTCGCCTAACTTAGAAATAAGTTAGTGAAAATCAACCAAAAACGGTGAAATCTAAAAGCCATAGTTACAGCTTATTAAAACTGGCTCATGATAATACCGTGGTAAGCGAGAACATCACTCGCCACCGTAACGCATAGGGGCTGAGCGTTAAGAGAGCAAAAAAGCCCCCACGAGTGGTTGACACCTTACTATTCAGTTAAAGGTGAAAATATATGCTGACCTTACAGGAAACTGTAAGAAGTAAAGGATAAAAAGCCTTTACGATAACAATGTGGAATATCATGCCCATGAAACAAGTGAAATTTACGATGTGCTTGATAGTGGTATGGTCGCCCGGCGCAGCCCATTAATGGCAATCATCACGACGGCCGGATTTAACATGGAACGGCCATGTTTTAAGGAATACCAATATACAAGCAAGATTCTCGATCCTGATGCCGACACAGAAAACGATGACTATTTTGTTATGATCTGTGAACTTGATCCAGATGACGACATAAAAGACGAATCAAACTGGATTAAAGCCAACCCTATTGTTGCAACGTATCCGGAAGGTATGGAGTCACTACGCTCTGCCTTAAAGGTTGCACTCGAAGTTCCAGAAAAAATGCGAAGCTTCCTTACCAAGAATATGAACCGATGGGTTGATCAAAAGGATAACGGCTATATGAAAATGTCAAAATGGCGCGTGTGCAGCGGTGAAATTCCTGATCTGGAAAACATGGCCGTATATCTTGGGCTGGATTTGTCCATGACTACCGACTTAACATCAGTCGGCTGGGTTGGTGTTTTTGATGGAATCTATTATGTCGGACAACATTCCTTCATGCCTGAAGGGCGCGCAAAAGAAAAAATGGCGACGGATAAAGTGCCTTATGACCTGTGGAAAGAGATGGGCTACATTACGTATACGCCTGGCGACGCTGTTGATTATCAAATAGTTGAAAAATGGATCATTGAGTTTATTTACAAGCATCGGTTCCGGCCACAGGAAACCGCATATGACAAATGGAATGCCTTGCATTTGGCTCAACGGCTTGAATCTAAAGGCCATACCATGGTGGAGATTCCGCAAAGAATCAATCATCTATCTTTGCCGACAAAAGACTTTCGTCAAAAAGTATATGACGGCAAAGTTGTTCACGGGGATGACCCGGTTTTAAATTGGGCAATCAATAACGCGATCATGAAAATTGATCCTCAGGAGAATATCATGCTGGATAAAGCAAAATCTCCGCAAAGAATCGACCCGGCTGCAGCTGTCATTAATGCATACGCCAGGGCGATGTATCACGAAACAAACCAAAAAGTAGACCTGAATGCACATTTCATGTCTGATAATTTCAGCTTTTAGGATGTGAGAGAATGAAAAAATTCCTGGCCTTTCTGCTTTTAATTTTAAATGATCTGCTGTTTGTGGTGGGGGCCGCCTTCATCCTTGCAGCTGCATATAGATTCAATACGAACATCGGTCTGATTCTGACGGGTGTATTTTTTATGTTTTATGCCTATCTCCTGACCAAGAAAGGGAGGTGAAATAATTGCTAATTGATCGGGTGTTTGAAAAACGATCAGATTCCTCTGAGGCCAGTGGCTTCAATGAATTGATAAATTTGTTCGGCGGCAGACAGACCGCAAGCGGCGAGAAAGTGAATGAAAGAAATTCGCTTGTGCAGCCGGATGTTTTTGCCTGTGTGAATGTATTATCTGATGACATCGCAAAGCTGCCTGTTCATACCTATCAAAAGTTAGACAACGGGATTGAACGTAGGCCCAAGCATCCTGTGGCGTATATGATCTATGCTCGCCCTAATCCCTATATGACCGCGTTTACCTGGAAAAAACTCATGATGACTCACGTTTTGACTTGGGGGAATGGCTACTCATACATTGAATTTGATTCCAGTGGGTTTCCAAAAGGATTATATCCATTGCGGCCAGACGCTACGAATGCTTATATCAATCCGAAAACGGGAATGCTTTGGTATCAAACAGTTCTCAATGACAAAGCGGTCGAGTTATATGATCACCAGGTGCTACATTTCAAAGGGCTTTCTACTGACGGCATACAGGGTAAGTCACCTGTCGGCGTTGTCCGCGAACACATTGGAGCCCAGGCAGCCGCAACAAAATATAATGCGAAGCTGTATAAAAATGATGCAACACCTCGGGGGATTTTAAAGGTTCCTGCTTTTTTAGATGAGAAGCCGAAAGAAAATGTTCGTAAAGAATGGAAACGTGTAAACCAAGGTGAAAACATTGCGATCATAGACAACGGGCTTGAATATCAATCCATCTCAATGCCGTTACAAGAGGCCCAATTCGTTGAATCAATGAAATTCAATAAGGCGCAAATAGCGATGATCTACAAGGTGCCTTTGCACAAACTGAATGAGCTGGACAAGGCCACATTCTCGAATATTGAACACCAATCCATTGAATATGTGAGAAACACTCTTCAGCCGTGGATTGTTAATTTTGAGCAAGAAATAAACGTTAAGCTCTTCTCAGATCATGAAACAGCCACCGGCCACTATGTGAAATTCAATATTGATAGTGAGCTGCGTGGAGACAGCAAGACACAGGCAGAATACCTGAAAATACTTCAAGAAATTGGGGCCTTAAATAGAAATGAGATTAGGTCATTAATAGAACGCAACCCGATTGAATACGGGGACAAGTTCATGTCCAGCTTAAACTATGTTTTCCTGGACTTTATGGAGGAATACCAGCGGCTTAAAGCTGGCGGCGCCCTGAAGGGAGGTGACAAAAAGGATGAAGGATAAAGAGATTCGGCAGTTAACCACACCTATTGAGGTTCGTTCCGAGGGTGGAGGCGAAAGCGAATTTGTGGAAGGATATGCACTGAAATTTGAAAAGTGGTCTGAACGGCTTGGGGGATGGTTTAAGGAGATTATTAGCCGGAACGCTTTGGATTCGGCCGATCTTTCAAATGTTATTGCATTGTTTAATCATCGGCAAGATTACCCATTGGCCCGAAATACCGTCTCAGGGGACGCAGGGCGGCTCGAATTAGAGGCGGATAACATAGGTCTCAAATTCCGATTTAAGCCGTCAGATACGTCATACGCGCGAGATTTGATGGCGAATATAAGAAGTGGCGTCATAAATCAGTGTTCTTTTGCCTTTTCCTTAAATCACAATGAGGAAAATGCTGATGAATGGCGATTTAATGATGAGGAAGAAATTTATGAAAGACGGATTAATAAAATCCATCGTATATATGATATTTCGCTTGTCACCACCCCGGCCTATAACGACACGGAGGCAGTCGTTGGTTCGCGGAGTTTGGAGAAGGTAGAGCAGTTGAAAGAATCCCGAAAACTGCCGGATGACAATTTGAAAATGGAACTAGAACTATTAGACCTTATTCTCCCGGAATAGAGGTCTTTTTTTGTGTCTAAAAACAAGGAGGAAACTGTTTATGCCAATGCAAATGAGCAAAAAAGAAATTGAATTGAGACAACAATTTACGGAAAAGAAAAATGCGGCAGATCAAAAGCTGCAAGAGGGAAATACAGAAGAGGCACGTACGCTGCTTGACGAGGCCAAGACCTTGAAAAATCAAATTGAATTAATGGCGGAGGGGCGTTCTCTTGATGTGTCGGATGTAACGGAACGGAACAATTTTGTACCGACGCTGGACGACGGAGAGGGTCGCAGTTTAGGCGCCCAGAATGAAACAGAGCCCCGAACCATTCTAACAGCTACAAAAGAGTATCGGGAAGCGTGGTTCAAAGTGTTGACTGGCCGTGAAGCTGATTTGAATTCTGAAGAAAGAAATATGATGGAACGGGTTTTAAAAGAAAATCGTTCTCTTTCTAGCGGAAGTGATAAGGATGGTGGCTATACCGTACCGGATGATATCTCAAAAGAGATTTTGAAATCTATCCAGGAATTAAACTCTGTCCGTAATTTGGTCCGCGTTGTTCCTAAAACTGCCCCTTCTGGCAGTTATACAGTCCGAAAAGGAGTGGCCGGAAAACTCTACAACACGGCTGAAAAAGAACAGATTCAAGAACTTAAAAATATGGAGTTTGATCAAATCTGGTACAACGTCAAGAAGTTTGCTGGATTTATGCCGGCTCCAAGTGAGCTTTTAGACGATTCATTTGAGAATTTTGTAAGAGAAATTGTGGAATGGCTTTCTGAATCAGCTATCGTCACCGAAAATGATGAAATCCTTTATGGAGCAGGCGGAGAGAAAAACGTTGAAGGGATCATCTCAAGCGAAAAATTTAAGACCCTCAAAGCACCATCAGTAATTACAATTAAGTTTTTAAGGAAAGTGAAAAATCAGATTAAACGTGGTTATCGGAAAAACGCAAAATGGGTGATGAATACTGAAGCCTTTGAAACTCTGGCAAACATTGAAGATAAAAACGGCAGAGGGATATTGGCTGAAGACCCTAGAGATGAAGACAACTTCCTTCTGTTCGGGCGTCCGGTTGAAATCTATGACGAAATTGTTACTGATGAGAAGACGCAAAAAACACACATTCTTTTTGGCGATTTCAAACGTGGATATTTTATGTTTGACCGTCAGAAATTCGAAATTAAATCAACAGATGTTGGCGGCGATGCTTTCTTGACTGATCAGACTTACTTCCGCGGAATCGAGCGTTTTGACGGGAAAGTTGTTGATCCTGAAGCTGCTGTGATTGTGACTGATCTAGTTGTTGGTGAAAATGCTCAAGTAGAAACCCCAAGAGAAGAAAAATCCGTTGATGTTGGAAAATAAAAATAACAGAAAAGGATGATGAAAAATGGCAGATCAATTTTTAAACCAAAGTAATGGTGTTTACACTTCCGCAGAGGATGACGGGACAGGAAAGCCTGTAACAGCTGTTTATTTGAAAAATAACAGTGAAGACAACCCTTTGTATATTAAAGGAATGCAGGGGGAACCAGGGCCCCAGGGACCACAAGGACCAAAAGGGGAAAAAGGAGATACCGGCCCACAAGGTCCACAGGGAGAGCCAGGACCCAAAGGTGAGAAAGGTGATCCGGCTGTCATTGAAGACGGGAGCATCACCCACGAAATGCTTGGTGAAAATGTTGTCAGAAGCAAAAACATTGGTACCGGCAGCGTCATGCCGGATAACTTAAACAGCGAAGTAAAGGCCATGTTTGATAGTCTTCAATCTCAAATTGATGAGCTGAAAGCAAAAGTAGAAGGCACGACAAACAATGAGCCACAAGAATAAGGCGGGTGAACCATCATGAATTTGGTGGATATGAAAAACTATCTCCGTCTGGACCATTCTGAAGATGATGAAATGTTATCGCAATTTATTGCGGCAGCGAAAAGCTATATTGTCAATGCTATTGGGCGGTTTGTTGATGGGAACCCACAGTTTGAAATTGTGGCCAAAATGCTTGTCCAGCATTGGTATGAAAACAGAGGAATGTATGAGTCAGGGACAAACGGCTCGTCCATCCCTTTTACTGTTGAAAATCTAATGACGCAGCTGCGTTATACGGATGATGAGGTGCAGGAAGATGAAGAGAAAGAGGACCAGCGATCTGCGGCACCGCCTGACATTTCAAAAGAAGACCGAGATTCAGGATGAAGAGTTGAACTGGAACGAAACTTATATTGATTTATTCACCGTCTGGGGCGCTGTGGAGGGTTTTAGCTCTCTCGGAAACAATGAGTCTATGGTTGCGGGGGCATGGGGCGTTAAATCGCCTAAAAAGATCACCATTCGGTTCCGGCAAAATATTCAACGCGATATGAGAATTGTTGAACAGATCGGCACAAATGAAAAGGGCGAACCTATTTTCCGAGCTTTTGACATCCTTGACTTTAACGATCCCGAAGACACAAAAAAGTGGCTTGAAATTATGTGTCAGGAGGTGGGGCTCAATGGCTGAAATGAACTTTGAAGGGCTGGCCGATCTAGATCGATATTTTGAAAGAATCGGTGAAGATGTGGAAAAGGCGGAAGATGTGGCCTTGCAAGCCGGCGGTGAAATTATTGCGGAGCACCAGCGACAAAATGTCAATCGAAGCGATAAAAATCAGCCCCATATAGCCGATAACATTACGGTTTCAAAGGCCATGGAATCCAAAGGCGCAGAAAAATTCGTTTCAATCGGACCTAATAAAAAAGTTGCCTTTCGGGCTGCCTTCTTAGAATATGGGACATCAAAAATGCCGCCGTATCCTTTTATCGAAAAAGGCAGGGATGAAGGGGAGGCGTCAGCTGTGGAAGTAATGGCCCGCATTCTAACAGCTCCAATCAAATGAGTTTTGATGCAAAAGCAGAATTGAGCGCTACCCTGGTCAACGATTTTTCATTAAAAGAACTGGTGGCAGGCGGCTTTCATAATAGAGTCGCTTCAGACGTTAACGCATACCCAAGAATCATATATACCGAATTGGAAAATGCTGATGATTCATATGCCGATAATCAGGCGCAATCCTCGGAGGTTCGCTTTCAGATCAGTATTTTTACCAATTCAAATACAGTCAGTCAAGAAACCAAAATCGCAAAAGAAATTGACCGGCTCATGAAGTCAATCGGTTACGGCCGGTACGATTCTCAAGATTTATACGAAGAGGCGGACAAGGTTTTTCACAAAGCAATGCGATATAAGAAAGCTTTTTTTAAGGAGGAAAATTAATGGGACAAACAATTTATGGTTTAGATATGTTTCATTATGCAGTAGTCGAGCAGGATGATGAAAAAGACTTGAAATTCGGTATTCCAGAGCGGATTCCGGGAGCCGTTAGCATAAAGGTAGACCCAAAATCAGAGCAAACAAAATTTTATGCGGATAACGGCGTCTATGACATTTTTAATAGTATGGGTGATATTGATTTAGAAGCTGAAATGGCCGATTTGCCAATGAGTGTACAAAAGAAAATTTATGGTCATGCAGAAGAAAATGGGGTTTCCTTTGGAAGTGCTGATGACCAGGCAATTCATCTGGCTTTCGGCTTCAGATCGAAGAAATCAACAGGCGGGTACCGGTATTATTGGTTTCTTAAAGGGCTGCCTGAATTAATGCCAATTGAATCAAAGACGACCGAAGACAAAGCTGATCCGGAAAGCGCTAAGTTCAAAGTTTCATTTATGCCACTTCAAAGCCCGAAAGGAAAACGGCGCTGGAAAGCGCAAGCAGAGGACAGCGACACATTTAATGGAGAAGGCTGGTTTGATCAGGTTGTCTATAACGGGTTACCTTTCGCAGCGGATTCTGGCGGTAAAGCAAACGATCTTGGAGACTAAAATAAAACAATCATGAGCGCTTATAGGCGCTCTTTTTTATTGTTCAAAAACAGGGAGGAATCAAGATGGAACCTATTTCAATCAATCTCAGAATCAATGATAAAAACAAAAAGTTTGTCACACCAAATTTCATTTCAGGAAAGCTGTTCCGGGAAGCGGCTGAGATCACAGAGGATATTGAGTCAACAGATGCTGAGCGCATTTTCACTGAAAAACAAATTGAATTTGTCTGTAATACGTTTGGGAATAAATTCTCAGTTGATGAGTTTGAAAATGGCATTGATGCGAGGTTGGTCACGAGAACAATTTACGGCACAGCAAACTACGTTTTAGGAAATATCGCTGAAGCCAGTCAGATTTTAACCCCTGATCCAAAAGACGGTGAAGAGCCGGGGAAGTAAATTTGTCTGACGCTGTCATTGACATGTACAACGCGTTAGAACAAATCGGTTATACACAAAACCAGATTGATGAAATGGACATTGTTTATCACCTGCGGCGCCTGGCACGCCGAAAAGAAGCCGGTGGAAAGCCAGCAGGAGAGAAAGAAGAAAAGCGCCTTTACATTGACCAGGTGCTCGGGTAAGGGGGTGACCGATTGGCTAAGGACATAAAAGTCAGACTGTATTCAAACTCGAACCAATTCAGAACGGAAATGCGTGCTGTTGCTCAGCAAATGAAGAACGTCAAATCTGAATTTGAAAAGAACCGTACAGCTGTAGGCGTGTGGGGCAACGAGTTAAGAACGTCCCGAGAAAAGGCGAAAACACTCAGCCAGCAGTTGGACATTCACAAGCGAAAAGTAAAAGCTCTTGAGCGTGCTTATGCTGATTCAGCTATAAAAAAGGGCAAAGATGCTCAAGAAACTCAGACGCTGGCTCGGCGGCTGAACTATGCGACAGCTGAAATGAATAAAACGCAAAATGCTTTGACGCAGACCACGCAGAGGATTAAAAGGCTGGAGGATGAATCAAGGCGTGCTTCTGCCACCATCCACAGAATGGGCCAAAGAATGAATGCAGTCGGCAGCACAATGAGGAACGTCGGTTCATCTGTCGCCATGACATCGGGTATTGCCTTTGGTGGTTTGGTCCTTCCTTTAAAAGATGCGGTTCAAGTCGGCATGGATTTTGAAAAGCAAATGAGTAAAGTGCAGGCGATTTCCGGCGGCACAGCGGGAGATCTTGCCAAATTAACGGCACAGGCGAAAGAACTTGGTGCCACTACAGTTTTTACTGCCAGCCAGGCCGCGGACGCTCAAACCTTTCTTGCGATGGCCGGATTTAAAACCAATGAGATTTACGGGGCTATGCCTGGCATGTTAAGCCTTGCAGCGGCCGGACAGCTTGAACTTGGAACAGCTGCAGATATTACATCAAACATCATGTCTGCCTTTGCATTAAAGGCCGAAGAATCGGCACATGCTGCTGATGTGATAGCGTACGCAGCATCCAACGCCAATACCAATGTTGAACAAATGGGCGAGGCAATGAAATTTCTTGCTCCAAATGCGAACTCACTCGGCTGGGGCATGGAAGAATCGGCCGCCGCGATCATGGCGTTTGGTGATGCCGGCTTACAGGGTACTATTGCAGGTCAAGCTTTCGGTACGTCCCTGATCCGTCTCGCAACTCCTGCCAGGAAGGCACAAAAAGAAATTGATCGACTTGGTTTTGAATTTTTTGATGCTGCCGGCAACATGAAAAGCATGCCTGAAGTCATCGCAGAAATGGAAAAGGGCATGAAAGGCATGACCAAAGAGCAGCAGGCGGCAACTTTGAAGACGATTGTCGGCGCTGAAGCATACAAGCATTGGGCTGTCCTTCTTCAAAAAGGCTCGAAAGCACTCGGAGAAAACACGAAAAAGCTGAAAGAATCCGACGGTGCTGCCAAGAAAATGGCCGACACGATGCTTGATAACGCTCACGGAAGTATCATTCAATTCGAATCCGCATTGGAAGGCGCGAAAATAGCGTTAGCCGAGGGACTTCTTCCTTCAATCGGTGACCTTGCGGATAAAGGTTCTGCCCTTCTTACCATGTTTAACAACCTGGATAAAGGCACACAAGCAACCATTGGAAAAACTGCGGTTCTTACTGCGGGAGTATTAGGCGTGACGACGGCTGTCGCTACACTAACGGCAGGAGTCGGCGCTCTGTTAGCTTTTACTGGTCCTGTGGGCTTGGCTATTGTCGGAGGAACGGCTTTATTGGGTGCTTTAGGAGTCGCCATGTATGCCGTTTCCGAACAAACCGAAAACATGAAAAAGAAGCAGGAAGAGGCCAGGGAAAAGGCTTTGCTTTTTGGTGAAGGAGTTTCAAAGGCGACACAAAAAGCTGCCGGCTCTTATGTGAATTTGAGAGAAAAAGCAGAGGTCCAACTTTTTGAACTCACCCGCGTTTCCGGGGAGCAGGCTGATAAGATGGCAGCAAAATTAGTTGAAACGTATTCTAAAATGCGTGATGAGCTGGTGCAGCAACTTCAGATGCTGAAAAAAGATGCTTTAGTCGTTATTAATGGCCTGCTGGATGATACGGATAAAAACACTCAAAAGGCCGGGGAAAAAATCGTTGATAAAATGGTCGGTAATATTGATCACGATATCCAGGAGGCAAGGGAAAAAGTAAAGGAACTGGAACAGCTCCAAAAAGAAACCGGCCTTGTCTCATCGAAAATGAATGATGCTCAGCAACGAAGACTTAACGAGATCATTTCTTATTTCGAAGAATCGACCAGCAAATTTGCGGCCAATCAAAAAGAAGCTCTTGCCATGCAAAAAGCGGTGACAGAGCAGCAAGGAAAGCTCTCTTTCAAGCAAGCAAAAGAATACAACGACAAGATTAAAAAAGTCTACGATGATGGCAAAAAAGCCGCGAAAGAAGATTATGAATATCGGAACAAGGTTCTAAATCAGTTGCATGCACAAGGTTATCTCAAGGCTGAAGCGTTAGAAGCTCTCTTGCAAAAAAGTTCAGCGGACTATCATAACACCCTTGCCGAAAATACTGCTTCTTATGAAAAAAATCTGCGCGCGCTTTTTTCAAAGATGTCCAAGAACGGAAAATTGCTTGACCTGGAAACCGGGAAGGCTCTTGAGAGACAAAAGAAATATTACACTAATTCTTTGGGAATAGTGACTTCTATGGATGAGTTAGATGCTGAATATCAAGAGCGATGGGCTCAAAAACAGATCAAATTTATGGATAGCATCGGGGCAAGTAAAGAGGAAGCCATCAAAACCACTAAACAGGCACTTGAGGATTTTTATATTGGTCTTGGTAATTCAGAACAGGAAGCCCAGGCAAAAGCAGACGAAGCGATCCAAAACGTCCTTGAAAAAATGAACGGCGGCAATGAAAAAGCTGAACAGGCTGGACGAGAAAAAGGATCGGCATTCACTCTTGGTTTGAGCAGTACATTAGGACAGGCCCAGGAAACAGGGAGTCTCATTGGTAAAGGAGCCAATCAGGGATTAAGCCAAGGGAAGACGCAGCCGAAGCAGTTTGGAATGGACAAAGGAAATGCTTTTGCTCTCGGTTTAAGAAACACGCTCGGGATTAATAAACAATCCAGCAGCGTACTCCGCCAATCTGTCAACAGCGAACTGTCTAAAAATAGCGGCCAAGCCCGTACAGCTGGTAAAGAAAAAGGTGATCAACACAATGCCGGTTTAAGTTCCACAAAGCCTAAAAACAATAATACTGCAGCAAGCCTTTCAAAAAACGTGTCCGGTCGTCTCGGTCAGACAACTGACGGCGGGGGCGGTAAGAAAGCCGGTATAGACTTGACCAAAGGATTGATGAGTCAGCAAACCGCGTCTTACAATGCCGGTTCGAAGGTATCAAACAAGGCGAAATCCGGGTTAAAAAGTGTGAAAACCAGCAGTGTGGGTTCTGATTTTGTCTCTGGATTTGTTAATGGAATCAAGGGCGGAATCGGCAGCAACTCGCTTTTCAAAGCAGCTTGGAATCTTGGTAAATCTGCATTATCAGCATTGAAAAAGTCGATTGACTCCCATTCGCCGGCGAAAAAAAGTGAGGCAGAAGGTAATAACTTTACAGATGGATTCGCGATAGGTATCAGCAAAACCGTCACGCGCGCAAAACGAAGCGCCCAGGCGTTAGGGCAAGGAGCCAACCTGTCACTCAAACAGGAGATCAACAAAATGGCTTACAACATAAAAGGCGCGGCTGATGAGTTGTTGTCCTTGCGTTCGGAGTTAGTCGTCCGAAATGAAATTGATACACCTTCTTTGAATCAGAAGCTGGATGCTCTCATTACGCTTCTTTCAAATGGTTTATCGTTTGGAGGACAAACAGAGCCAGCAGCCGCAGGCGGGCCAATTAGAATTTATCCGGCGCCTGTCAATATTGACGGAAAACAAGTGGCGGAAATCGTTTTTGAACAAGGTGACGGCAGGATTTTGGATAGGAAGAGTTTAGACCGATATGATCAAAATGCTTATCAAAGTGGGGTGCGACGAACCTGATGAACCTTTATTTAGATTTTAATAATGGCCTGGGGGAACAGAGCTTATCAAGTTTGCTCCCCCATTTTAAGTTGCTGAGCTTTACGCCTGATTCACCGGCCATTGAACGGGAAACAGTGAAGATACCGAGGATCAACGGCCTTGTCTTGCCGCAGCATCCCCGCGATGTTGTTTTTAAAGAGCGATCTATCAAGGTAGAAATTCTATTAAACTCGATCATCGCAGAAAATTTTTATCAGTACAGGCGAGAACTTTATGCGCTTTTGGTGAAGCCGTTCCCTTATTATATTTCGACTGATCTATTGCCTAACCTCCGTTTTCTCGTTACGTGCGACGGTAATTTCAGCATACAGAAAGACAAACAGAAAAACCAAACTTCTTTTACTGTGGAATTTAATAACGTCACCGGCCTGGCTGAATCAAAATTTACATCTTTGACAAAACAGAATTTTCACGGGGAATACTGGAGCCCAGGCATGAACATTCAAATGCGAGATGATCTGGAATACAGGTTCAAAAATCGAAAGAGGTTTCAGGTTTATAACACTGGGGACGCATATATCAATCCTCTTGAACATGACTACAATGTGACCTTATGGGCGGCCGGAAAAAATGTGACGATCATCAACCATACAAATGGTGAGAAACTGAAAATTGAACAGGAATTAAAAAAATCACAGCGCGTTTCTTTTATTAAGCAATACACGGTGATCAATAAAACACCTATCAAAACATCCGGCAGGCTCCCCGGACTCGATGTAGGGATGAATGATTTTGAAATCCAGAATACCAATGATTTTGAAATCATATTCGATACCCGTTTCTACTACGCGTAAGGAGCATGTAAAATGGCAAATACAGATTTTATAAAGGAAATTGCACCGGACGCCCAAAGAGTCTATAAAAAGTATGATATTCTCGCGTCTCTAATTATTGCTCAAGCTTGTTTGGAGAGCGGATGGGGTACAAGTGAGCTGGCGCAGAAAGGGAAAAACTTATTCGGCATCAAGGGGACTTATAACGGTCAATATGTTCTCATGTGGACGACTGAATATGATAAGAGCGGAAATGCTACCAGTGTGCAAGCCAAGTTCCGAAAGTATCCGTCTAGGTATGAATCGATTCAGGATTTAGCCAAGCTGTACATAAACGGAACGAGCTGGGATCCGGATCATTATAAAGCCGTAGTGGGGGAAAAAGATTACAAGAAGGCGACAGCTGCGCTTGTAAAAGCCGGTTATGCGACTGATCCCAATTATGCCACCAAATTGAACAGTCTTATTTTCACTTATAAACTCACACAATATGATTCTGTGGATGAGATACCGGATGAACCTGAAGAGCCCGAAACGCCTATACCGACTCCGGAGGTACCAAGCAAAGAATATGATGGAAAAGACGTTCCGCTTAATCAAAACTTGCCTTCGGATGTTGATTTTCCACAGCTGCATGTATTAGCAGGAGACGGAAAGAATGTGGTTGAAATAACGGGCGTTTCGCTCGATCTGACGGACGATACAACGGGGAAGAAGAGTTTTACATTTACCATCACCAAAACGCAGGAAAATGCCATTGAATTTGATCTATTGGTGATCGATAACATTCTTTTTCTGGATGAACGGAAATTTAATCATCAAAAGTATTACATTACAAACGTTGAAGTAAGGCAAGAAAATAATGTATTGAGAAAAACTGTTTCGGCCAGCCATATTTTTTCGGTCCTGCTGATCAACAATTATGTGACTGAAACGGCGTCTAAAAAAATGACGATCAAAGAGGCTTTTGATATCGCATTAAAAGGGACGCCATTCAAATATGTATTAAAAGCTTCGGTAAGTGATTTTCCGAGCGTTGAACAAGAAAACTTTGGTGATGGAAATTCTACGGAATTGGTGGATAAAATCATTTCGGATTACGATCCTGAGCTGGATGTTGATAACTACAAAATCCTTGTTTATAAGAAAATTGGACAAAAAATCAATTTCACCTTAGATTCGCGTTATAACATGCCAGGTATTTCTATGAAGACAAATTCACAAAACAGTACAACGCGCGCATGGGGTTACGGGGCGTTGAAGAAGAGCAGCACGGACAGTAAAAACCCACAATATGAATTTGAGCCGATCTTATACGTACACCCGGATGAAAAAAAGTTTTTACTCGAGGGCCTGCCGCGCTGGGCCGATCCGATTAAAGATGAAACCATAAAAAAAGCCAGCAGCATGGTTTCGGCATTAAAAAAACATGTGAATCCATATCCTGAATTGACAATTGAAGCGGATTTCCAAAAAATCTATGAACCTAGGCTTTTAGAGATCGAGCAGGATTTTTGGAAAGGTGACACGATTCATGTCCTGGCTGATACGGCATCGGGGATCACGTTTGAAGAAGATGTTCGGCTGATTTCTATTCAGTACAACCCGTTGAACCCATACAGTAGTCCAAAATTGACGTTCGCGAATTTCAGAAAAGATATTCAGGATATTGCAGTCAATCAGGCCAAGAAACTAAGGGATCAAAAACGATATATTGACCAGCTTTTCAAAACGCTCAGGTAGGCGTTTTTTATTTTGCCAAAAAAGGAGTGAAAGAGATGCAGCGGCTGATAAAAGACTATGATCAAACCCGGAATTCCCGTTATCAAGCACAACTAAGAGCAGATATGCAAAGCATAGAAAACAGCTTGAATGAGCAAGAAAGACAGATTCAATCGCATCAAACATCAAAAAAAGCTCATACGTCTGATCAGATTGCTCACAGCAGCGGGCTTACAGTATCGCAAGAGATTGAAACAGGCAAAGCACGGTTCAGAAACCTAGTGCTCAATGCAGATGGCACTAACGTGAAGGAAGTTGTTGATGCTCGTGTTGGTCGCGAAGGAACGGTGTATCCAACTTTATGGGATCGTCTGGCTGCAGACGGACAGTATATTGAAACAAGATTTAACTTTAAAAATGCGCTTAACTATGGTGCGGACCCGACCGGAAAAAGCCCATCTGCCTGGGCCATACAAAAGGCACTGGATGAAATTCGTCGAGAAGGCGGCGGGCAGCTTGTGATACCAGGCGGTATTTATTTAATCGAAAAAAGAATGATTGTGTATGAAAATACCCGTGTCACTATGGCCGCGGATTGTGTACTTCTTAGAGGATGGGCTGGCGGATTCTTTGTCAACGGAAGGCCGGATGATAGATTCAGCGGCTATTCCGGCAGAAGCAACATCATTATTGAAGGCGGTATTTTAGACGGTAACTATGCCAACATAGACAAATACCCGTCTACTGCGATGGACTCAATCATTTTAGGCCATGCAAATAATATTTGGATTGATCGCGTAACATTTAAAGACACGATTACCGCCCATGCCATTGATGCCAATGGGATCAACAATCTCCAGATCACAAGGAGTAATTTTTTTGGTTTCATTGATCTGAGCGGAAAACGCCCTTTCTCAGAAGCCATACAGCTTGGGGAATTTGTTGAAATGGGCGTCAATCAATTCGGAGCGTTTGACGCTACCCCTAATAAAAACGTTTATCTCGCCCATAATCACTTTGGTAAATCTGAGTTATTAGGCGCTTGGGGATGTGGCGTCGGTAATCACTATTCTGTTTATAATGTTTTTCAAACAGACATAACACTCTTTGACAATGATTTCGAAGATTGTACTTTTGCGGGAGTAAGAACGTTTAAATGGGGCGAAGTTAAGATTTTAAACAATAGGTTTAAGCGCAATAATGAGTGTATCCGAATTTCCCAAGCAGCCGGAGGAATTGAAAGTTCTAAGAATGCTGCAGGAGTTCAAATGAATCGCCCTCAAAATGCACAAAACGTCTTAATTCAGGGAAATGACTTTTATGATTACAAGTCATACGGAATTCTATCGTTTGGGCAAATATATAACAACGAAATCGCCTGGAGCGATGGCATTCGTATTTTGGGTAATTATTTCAAGCTGAAAGCAAAAGAGATCGGTGAATATGACTATGAGCAAGCCATCAAATTAGTCTTTGCAAGAAATGCATTCATCTCTGATAACCGAATCTTTGGGGGAAGAAGAGGGATGTGGATAGAAGGCTGTTACAACACCTTTATTGATCGAAATTATGTATCCTGCGTTGATACAGAAGCAATCTACGTCGAAAAAAGCAGAGACAAAACTTCTACCGTGCCGAAATCATATCACCTATCTATTGATCGAAACGAAATTAACACCACTGGCCGCAACGGTATTTTCATTCAAAACTGCGATCACTTTGATGTGAGAGATAATAATGTGATGAATACCAATAAAGAGCAAAGCAGTACGAGAGGGCGCGGCGGCATTTATGTGGAAAATGGATACGACGGACGGATTGAAAATAGCCGGATACGAGGCGTCGAGAAGGCGTTTGCGATTTTAGTAAAAGACGCTGCAACAGAGGTGAATGTCACCAATACAAAAGGGACTGGCCGCGTCATCGTTCAGGGAGATTCCAATTTTAACGGGTATTACGGAACAACAAAAGATGACTATATTAGAAAAATCAATACAAAAAGCAGCAGCTAATTGAAATAGGAGGTGAACCAATGATTTATAAAAATACGGCTGTGCACTTTGATGTCAATGCACAAGTGAAGCGAAGTGTATCAGCAAATATTCAGTTCAGTACACAAGATATCGGGACCGCAAAATTGTCGTTTAACCTGACAAAGGACGGTGTGCCTTTGCCGATTAGTAAGGCAACCCATGCCAAGCTATTCATGAAATTTACTGACGGCAGCCAGGTCTATGTCAATACAGAAGTCGAAGACGCGCTGAAGGGCGCTATTTTTTATGTCTTAACGCCGGAACAAATCAAACATGCCGGCACCGTTCACGCGGAGCTATATGTCAAATATGATAACGGTAAGAAAATGAGTGTCCATAAATTTTCTTTTGAGATTGATAAAGCTCTCATTGATGCGGATATCGTGCCCGTTGCCGAATACTACTTTGAAGATTTTGAAACGTTCAAAGCTGAAGCGGAAGAAATGATTGATGACTTGCAGGCGAAATTTGAAATGCTTGATAATATCGAAACCAAAGAGGGGGCACAAGCAAGAGCTGATACAGCGGAAACCAATGCGAAAGCTTACATGGATAAGCACGCATCTAAACAGGACAATCCGCACAAGGTAACGAAAGCTCAGGTCGGCCTCTCAAATGTTGATAACGTCAAGCAAGCGTCTAAAGCCGATTTTGATAGACATACTGCGGATAATGTACGCCATATTACCGCTGATGAGCGGACTAAGTGGAATAAGGGGCAACTGTATAAATTGACACAAGATAATGGTGTGCGAATCCTTATTCCTGATGGTACTGATTTATTAACTTTGCCGCCTGGTTTTTATTACGGTGTCAATAATAGACTACTTAATAACCCTGATCCTAATGATGCTGGATGGTTCAATTATGACATTATGGATGGAAACTCTGGAAGAAAAACAATTATAGCCACAGCAAGTTACCACAATAAGATGTGGTTCGCAACCATCCACACAGATGGAGTCTTTAGGGGCTGGCAAAGATTTATTACAGATACCGACACAGTAGTTACCTGGCAATCTCCTACGCTTTTGAACGGATGGAAGCAGTACGGAACACAGAAGGTACAATTCAGTAAAAATACACTGGGAGAAGTGGAGATAATAGGCTCCATAACTGGAGGGACCATCGGTTTTGATGTACCGGCCTTCACATTGCCAATCGGATATAGACCACTACAGGCCACTCATTTCATTGGTGTAGCTTCGAGTCTTGGTACGGGTTCAACGCCTCAGTATCACAGGACGCAAATTGCAACTGATGGTACTGTATACATTCAGAGTTGTTCAAATACGGTAAACCCAAACGAATTTATTACTTTCGGTTTTAAATTTAAGGCGGCTTAGGAGGGATGACAGTGAAATGGCTTTATAAATATGATGAGAAATTCAATTACATGCCGGGAGAAGAAATTCAAGTCGAAGACGACGCTGAGCTACCTAAATTTTATTGCGAAGTAAAACCGCCTGACGGCCTATACTTAGCCAAATTTGATCCTGCGAAAGGTGAATGGTTTGAATCGGCCACCAAAGAATATATTGAAAGCTTGCAGTCTCCGGAGCCTGAGCCGGACATAACTGATCTATTGAAAAAACAAAGTGCCTTGCTCTCTTATCAATTGGCCCGTCTTCAAAAAGAAGTTACATCATTGAAAGGTGATGGTTCTTCATGATGTATCCAGACTTTGCGGCTATAAAGCAGTTTTACGATTGGGGTTGTTATGATGATGACTCAATCATGAGAGATTACGTAGATTGGGGCCATATTACTCCGGCAGAATACGAAGAAATAACAGGCCGGAGTTATGACAAACCCGCCGTCTGTGTGGATTTAGGAATGACAAGCGCCCAATAAGGGTGTTTTTATTTTGCCTCAAAGGAGGTGAAAACGATGTGAGAACAGGAGGATTTCAGGACATGCCACAACCCAATGATTTTGATGTTTTACAAAAAGAAATCGCAGAAATCAAAGCAGATCAAAAAACACAGGATCAGCGGATCACTACCCTCGAAAGAACGACTGACCGACATGATCAGCAGATTATCTCTATCAATGAAAAGCTGAACAAGATCGAAGAAAACACAACTTGGATCAAGCGCAGTATCACCGGCGCGATCATTACAGCGGTCAGCACCGGCATCATTGGCGGCGCAATCGCTGTTTTTTATAATCTACTGCAGAAATAAGGAGGAAAACACAATATGAAAAACTTTGACAAAGGCACGGTCGTCCGGACGGTGCTTCTTTTTATTGCATTGGTAAACCAGACTTTAATCATGTTTGGAAAGGCAGCTTTGCCGATCAGCGAGGACCAGGTCAATACGCTGGCCGACGCTTTGTATTTGGCCGGCTCTGCGGCATTCACCATCATTACGTCTTTGGTCGCTTGGTATAAAAACAACTATGTCACTGGGAAAGGAAAGCTACAGAAAGAGGCTTTGAAACAAAAAGGGTTAACAAAATGAGGTTGCCGGCTGGCAGCCTTTTTTATTTAAAACCAAATTGGAGGGGTTCAAATGGTTAAAGTTGTGAAGAATTATGTGAAAGTCAATCAGTATACCCGGCCGGGTCTGAAAATGTCGGGAGTTAAAGGCATTGTCATGCACTGGACGGCTACTCCCGGCGCGTCCGCACTGAATGAGCGTAATTATTTCAATGGCACGTGTATTGCGGACAAACGATATGCGTCATCCCATTATTTTGTGGATCGAAAAGAAGCGCAATTAATTATTCCTGAAAATGAAGTCGCCTATCACGCCCATGATCAAAACCGCTGTTATGTCAGTTTTTTAAAGCCGAACGCCAATACAAAGGCGATCGGTGTTGAAATGTGTGTTGAAAAAAACGGGCAGATTCACAGCGAGACCATTCAAAATGCTGCTGAATTGGTCGCTGATCTGTGCAAGCGTTACGGCCTTTCTACAGATAAGATTGTGCGGCATTATGATGTGACAAATAAAAGCTGTCCGACTCCCTGGGTGAGGGATGCAAGCCAGCTGACGACATTCAGGAAAAAAGTTGATGCCTTGCTCGGAAATAAAACTGTGTCAAAGACAACATCATCCACGAGCCAGTCAAGTAAATCCACAGGGACCATTCTGAAAAAAGGGGCGTCCGGTTCCCAGGTCAAGGCGCTGCAGAAACGTTTGATTGCCGCTGGCTTCTCTCTGCCGAAATATGGGGCAGATGGGTCTTACGGAGATGAAACGGTGCAAGCTGTTAAAGATCTGCAAAAGAAAGCGGGTATCGCGGTGGATGGAATTTACGGACCGGCTACCGAAAAGGCCCTTGCAGCCATTGAAGCGAAAAAGAAAAAGCCTTCCTCAAGCGGCAAAAAATCATCCTACTCGCTGCCGTCTGGCATCTATAAGGTAAAAAGCCCGCTGATGAAAGGGTCGGCTGTCCGGCAGATTCAGGAGGCTTTAGCTGCCCTCTATTTCTATCCGGAGAAGGGCGCGAAAAATAACGGTATAGATGGTTATTACGGGCCGAAAACGGCAAACGCGGTCAAACGGTTCCAGATGATGCACGGGCTGTCTGCGGATGGAATTTACGGACCTAAAACGAAGGCGAAATTGGAATCGTTACCATAA